GTGTGAGTTCTGTGATGTTCTCACTGATATAGAACGAGCAGGTATGGCTATCGATACTGCTGAGATGCATAAGGTTGACCATGACTACCAAGTAGAACAGGCAGAGTTGACTGAGTATCTTAATAGTACAGTTAAGAAACTGGTAGGTGACACACCAATCAATCTTAGTTCACCAGAGCAGTTGTCTCAGGTTATTTATTCATACAAGTTAAAGGACAAAAAGACTTGGCGTGATGTCATGAACATTGGGGTAGATGCCAGAGGTAAACCAAAGCGTAGACCTAAGATGATGGAGTCAGGTTTCGTTAGATGTATTGATGAATGTTTTGTTCCCACGTTTAAGACCCAAGCTAAACGCTGTTTGTTTTGTAATGGAAAGGGAACCATACAGAAATATAAGAAGGATGGTACACCATATAAGAATACAACTAAGTGTGTGCATTGTGAAGGTACTGGCTTTATCTACAAAGAGCTAGGAGATATAGCAGGACTAAAGGTTAATCCTACACTTGCTCTAGCATCGGCAGGAGGATTTAAGACAGACAAACATACACTCGTAGAACTAGAGAGAGGACAGAACAATCAAGAAGTCAAGAAGTTTCTGAACTCTTTAATAAGATTATCTGCTATTGATACATACAGAAGTTCTTTCATAGAAGGAATATTCAAGAACATGGTTAATAGTACAGATAATATACTTCATGCTAACTTTAATCAGTGTACTACTGCTACAGGTAGATTGAGTAGTAGTAACCCTAATTTACAGAATATGCCCAAAGGAAAGTTGTTTCCTGTTAGAAAAGCGTTTGTGAGTAGGTTTGAGGATGGACAGTTGCTTGAAGTAGATTATTCTCAGCTAGAGTTTAGGATAGCAGGTATCCTAGCCAAGGATGAGAAAATTAAACAGGAAGTAGAGGAGGGGTTCGATGTCCATTCTTACACGGCAAAAGTACTCACTGAAAACGGTGAACCAACAGATAGAGGAGCTGCCAAGGCATCTACGTTCAGACCTCTTTACGGAGGAACGCAGGGTACATTCGCACAAAGGGTATACTTTCAAGAGTTCTTTGGAAAATACTCAGGAGTATTCAACTGGCATGAAAGACTTCAGGATGAAGCTATACAAAATGAAACTATTACTACTGCTACAGGTAGGCAGTTTAAGTTCCCTAATGTATATCGTACTAAGCAGGGGAAAGCATCTGTTAAGACACAGATAGTCAATTATCCTGTTCAATCTGTAGCTACTGCTGATATAGTTCCTCTTGGCGTAATTATGTTACACAAACAACTAAGAGAACGTAATTTAAATAGCTTAGTTATCAATACAGTACACGATTCTGTTGTAGTAGATTGTCATCCTGATGAGATTGAAGAAGTCAAACAGGTTGCCAGTATATGTTTAGTCAAGGCACAAGATGAAGCTGAGAAACGATTCGGTTTAGATAAATTTATTCCTTTAGAAGTTGAAATGTCTATAGGAAAAAACTGGATGGAACAGCAAGATTGTGCTTGACAATTACGAAAGTATGTGTTATACAATCAGTCTACTTTGAAAGGAGAATAGTATGTCGTTAGTTGAATTAGACTTTACGGAATCAACAGATTTGTTTGTTGTTCCAGAAGATACAGGACCAGTAATTCCAAGAGCATCTATAAACAGGGATGCATTCTTTGGAGATGATATGGCTAGTGTACCTGTTCCATCAATTAAGTTGGAGCATCCTGATCACAGTACAGTGTTCGGTAAGAACGTATCGGTACGAGTGTTTGCTACTACTATGCAGACTTCTGTATTCGATAGTGATGAGGAAGAGTATACTAATATGTCTCAGCACTTTGTCAGGTTTGGTGACAAGGCGTTGGATTGGCAAGGTGGTAACAAGTGTGGTTGGATACCTTCCAAGCAACGTGAGAAGTTAAAGGCAGAAGATCCAGTTGCCTATGCAAGAGCCAGTAAGGTTAAATTGTATAGACATTTGTTTGGTATGATGACCATGACTGATGCAGTCAAGGCAGGTTCTGACCCAGTTGAGTTTGATCCCATACCATTTCGTATGCGTCTTGGCCCATCTAACTTCTATGAGATTGGTAAAGTTGTAGGGGAACTTGCTAAACAGAATAGGCAACACTTCAACTACAATCTAGAACTTTCTTATGGTGTTGAGAAGCGAGGATCTAATCAGTGGTTTGTTCTAAAGTATAAGCCCTTGCTAGATGCTAAGATTGACATTGATCAGGATGACAAGGATACTCTAGCAGTATTTCAACAAGTCATCAAAAAGGAGAATGATTCTGTAACAGAACGAATGAGAGAAAACGTAGGTAGTTCTAGTCTTGGTTCTGATTTTATTGATGTAACTCCTAACAATGACTGATCTTCAATCAAAACTAGATCTGTTTCTTGCAGGAGATCCAGAGATCCCTCGTAGTATCATCTATGAAGCTAGTCAGATGTTCAACGAGAAGTTATCTAGGTTTAACTACAAGAAGCTAGGTAGTAGTAATGGTTTACCCTCTATGTCTCAGATCGGTAAACCTATGTGTCAGCTACAAGCATCCAAACTTGGTTGGAAACAAGCACCAAAGCCAGATCATTTTAAGATCATGATGGCTTATGGTGATATGACTGAAGTTCTAGCTGTTGCTTTATTGTTATCAGCAGGTATAAAGATTACTGATATGAACAAGAAGGTCAAACTTCCAACTAAGTCAGGTGATATGTACGGTGAATTGGATTTAGTTATACAACTAGAGGATAAGAGTGTCTGGGATATTAAGAGTGCAAGTTCATGGTCTTATGACAAACGATTTGCTTCCTACGAACAACTAAAAAGACAGGATGACTTTGGTTACTGTTGTCAGTTGTTTGGTTATGCTAAAGCAGAAGGTGTAAAAGCAGGAGGTTGGATCATAGTTAATAAGGGTACAGGTCAGATGAAAGTAATTGAGGCTGATCCTGAAGATCAAGACTACTACATTGATTTAATTGAACAAAAAGCATTACAGATCTCTAAGACTACTGAAGAGGCTCATTTTGAGAGGCTTTATGATGATACTTTGGAAACTTATTATAAGAAATCTACTGGTAATCGTAAACTACAAATGCCATGTACGTTTTGTGACTATAAGTTTTCATGCTGGAAGGGTTTAAGGTATGTTAAAAACCCTGTATCTAAAGCAGGTAACTATGAGTACTATACACAAATGGCTAATAGATATGAAAACCGCATCAGCTAAAAACAAGGGGAGGTTATTACAACAATGGGTAAGAGATATACTACTATCTAAATTAAAAGGCGTAGAAGATGATGATATCAAATCTACTCCGATGGGTGTGAATGGCCCTGATATTAGTTTATCCCCTCTTGCTAGAAAGAAGTGGCCTTGGGCTGTCGAGTGTAAATCTAGAGCAAAGTTTGCTGTATATGATATTATGTCTCAAGCTGAAAGTCATGTTACAAAGAATACTAAACCGTTAGTGATCATCAAAGCTAATCGCAAAGAACCACTAGCACTTGTTTACGCTAAAGACTTTTTGGAGATGTCATGTCAGATAAACAAAAAATAAATCATATAGCTAATATACCTGATTGCAGTCTTATGATATTAGTTACTCATGATGGTGTAGAAATACAAATAACTTGTGGTGACTTTGCATCACCAAGCGTTAAAAACAGTACAGAGCATGAAATGATAAAGGACATTGGTTCTGCTGTAATGGAAATGGTTCAAGACATAATAGGTCATGCAGTAGAAGAAGCTGTAGAACCCAGTGAAATAGAAGTAAAGGGAAATGTTATTTATTTAAATACTAAACTACCACCAACAAAACATTAGGAGATAATATGAAAGATATGGTTAATCACCCTCCACACTACAATCAACATGGGGTAGAGTGTATTGATGCAATTAAAGCAACTACAGGAGATAACTTTAAGGATTACTTAAAAGGAAATATAATGAAATACCTTTGGCGTTTTAATTACAAAGGTAAGCCTGAAGAGGACTTGCAAAAAGCTAAATGGTATCTAGATAGATTAATATCAGAAGTTGCTGTAGGTCGTTACAAGAGTACCCCAGATGTACAAGATCTTTTAGATCAAGCAAGAGGAAGAAAACATAAAAAGAGGGAGAAATAATATGACATCACTTACAGAAGGTTTAAATGGTTATATACTTCATGAGGGTGTAGAGGATAAACTTACTACAGGAGGTATGATTCCTTTAGAACTACAGGCAGATTACTTAGGTTGCCTAGAAGAATTTCAAGATGAGGTAACAAAACGCTTGACAAATGCAGCAATTTATGATAAAGTTCCTCTCCAGAATAGAGGTAATACTTTAACAGAAGTAAGTAGGGAAAACTTTGATCGACTTGATTTGTGTCAAGGATTAATTGAAGAAGAGTTTCAAGAACTTGTTGATGAAATTGATGCTGATAAAGTTAATCCAGAAAAACTTATGAAAGAAATGTGTGACTTATTATATGTTGTATTTGGTTTTGCTTCACGGTATAAAGAGTTAAAGTTTTTACCAGAAGCATTTTTAAGAGTACACCATAACAATATGACCAAAGTACAAAAAGGTCATTTTAGAGAGGATGGTAAGTTAGTTAAACCTGCTGACCATAAACAACCCGACTTGTCGGATTTAATTGAGAAAGGAGTAAACTATGGAAGCTAGTCTAGTTAAAGATCTTGAAGAAGAAATTAAAGTTAAACAACAGGAATTAAATCAATTAAAGTATAAAGATGTATACGATGCTCAAGACGCATATGAAGCTGCTCAAATAGTTTATAAAGAAGCGGAAAAAAGTATGGTTGAAGCAGCTAAGAAACTATCTCAGGCTAGAATAGATAGTGGTTTTAGTAGGGCTACTGTTTTACATCGTTCGTTTAGGTTGTAATGTTTAGCTTAACTTTAACAGCAAAGGTAAGGGTAGAAGAAGATAGTCATTATGTACCTGTAGATGGGGTTGACGGTCTTCTTCAGACCTTGCCAAAAGACTTTAAAACTGTTCTTGAAGACTACTTTGAGGATTTTGAAATTACTATTGAAGAGGTAGAGATAATAAATGACTAACTTTAAATCTAACATGAACCCAATGTTTCGTTCTAAATTCTCAGAAGACATCTTCAACTTAAAGTATTCGCATACAGGTTGTGATACTTGGGAGCAGTTGTCTAGAGTTCTTGTAGAAGATGTATGTGGTAACTTACGTTCAGGTGAAGAAGCTCTGATGCGTAAAGAAGAACGCAAACAACTACAAGAGTATATAACAGATCTCAAGTTTGTTCCTGGAGGTCGATACTTATACTATGCAGGAAGAGATAAGAGATTTTACAATAACTGCTTTCTATTGTCAGCAGAAGAAGATACAAGAGAAGATTGGGCTAACCTTAGTTGGAAAGCTGAATCATGTCTGATGACTGGTGGTGGTATAGGTATCGACTATTCTACTTACAGAGAATCAGGACGTTCTCTTGGAGGTTCTGGTGGATTAGCATCTGGTCCTATTCCTAAGATGCAGATGATTAATTCTATTGGAGCCAATGTAATGCAAGGTGGATCTCGTAGATCTGCCATGTACGCTTCCTTAAATTGGAAGCACAATGATATCCCTAGCTTTTTAACAGCAAAGGATTGGGATACAATGCCAGTAGGTACTACAGGTTTTACATTTAAACAAATCAAAGAGCAAGACTTTAACTTTCGCGCCCCTCTTGATATGACTAATATAAGTGTAAACTATGATACAGATTGGCTTGTAAATTACTGGAACACTGGTGATGTTGGTGAAGTGTTCTTGAGTAATGTTAAACAGGCACTTCGTTCTGCTGAACCAGGATTTAGCTTTAACTTTATGGAGAACGAGAATGAAACTTTACGAAACGCCTGTACTGAAGTATGTAGCTCTGATGACAGTGATGTGTGCAATTTGGGCAGTATCAACCTTGGGCGTATTGAGTCGATATGGGAATTGGCCCATGTAGTAGAACTAGCTACTAAATTTTTAATATGTGGCACTTTGAGGGCTGAGTTACCTTACCAGAAAGTTTATCAAGTAAGAGAGAAAAACAGAAGGTTAGGGCTTGGCCTGATGGGTATGCATGAGTGGTTAATTAAACAGGGAGAGAAATATGAAGTTACCACAAATCTTCACAGATGGTTATCTGTGTATAAAGGAATCAGCGATAAAGTTTCTAGAGAATTTGCAGATGAATTATCCGTATCTAGGCCAGTGGCAAACCGTGCTATTGCTCCAACTGGGTCTATTAGTATTCTTAGTGGTACTTCTTCTGGCATAGAACCTATATTCGCTGTAGCATATAAACGTAGATATCTAACTGGTGGTACTCGTTGGAAATATCAATACGTTGTAGACTCAGCAGCACAAGAGTTAATAGATCTTTATGGTGTAGATCCTGACAGTATTGAATCTGCACTAGACCTAGCAGAAGATTATGAGAGAAGGATTAAATTCCAAGCTGATGTACAAGACTATGTTGATATGTCCATTAGTTCTACAATTAATCTACCTTCTTGGGGATCTAAGAATAATAATGAAGATACAGTAAAAGACTTTTCTAATACTCTAGCTTCCTATGCTCATAGGTTAAGAGGATTTACAGCATACCCTGATGGGTGCAGAGGTGGGCAACCACTATCGGTAGTATCATATTCAGAAGCTGTTGATAAACTAGGAACAGAGTTTGATGAACACGTTGAGACACATGACATTTGCGAAATCACTAACTCAGGAGGTGTTTGTGGCGTTTAAAAGAAAAAGATTCTTTAGTGGAGATTTTTATCCTCTAAAGAAAATACATAAGGAGGGTATAGTTGGGTTCCAAGAGAACTTCATTAACCCTTATGTTTACGGAACTTCTCGATATAAAGAGTGGGAACGTGGATACAACAAAGGATATTTTATTAATCTCAAAAGGATTAATAGAAATGCAGTATAGTCTATTTGAAGAGACTTGTTCTGAGAATGAAGACTTAGGGGCAGGTGAAGGTAAGGTGTGTATAAAGTGCAATACATATCTACCTTTATCATCCTTTACCTTTAGTTCAGGTGCTAACTATCTAAGACCTGAGTGTAAACCTTGTAACAATGAATTGACTAAAGTAAGAAATAAATTACGACAAGAATACGGTATGCCTCCAGAAGGATATACTTGTCCTATTTGCAATGGGGATGCTGAACACGTTAAGGGTAGAGGTAATACTAAAAACGGATCTTGGGTACTAGATCATTGTCATGATACAGATACATTTAGAGGTTGGTTGTGTCATAAATGCAATAGAGCTTTAGGAGGTATGGATGATGATGTACCTACTTTAGAAAGAGCAATACAATATGTTGAAAATCATCTTAAACGAACATTTTTAGTGTGAT